AAGATGCAAAAGAGATGGCTATGGAAGGTGAGTTTGATAGTTGTAAAGAAACAGACTACCATGATGAAGAAGTTATAGAAGTAAAGGAGGTAACATGAACATATTTGTATTACATGACAACCCTATCACATCTGCACAGATGCAATGTGATAAGCACATAGTTAAGATGCCATTAGAATCAGCACAGATGTTGTGTTCTGTATGGCATAGGTATGGTTCAGCAGACAGAGTACCATACAAAGAAGCACACAAGAACCACCCATGTACACTATGGGCAGGTAATGATGCACATAATTATGATTGGCTATGGAGACATGGCATGGAGCTATGCTTTGAGTACACTAGAAGGTATAATAATATACACAAGTGTCAGGCTGTTATCATGGATCTAACAATAGATAATGTTGGCTTTGCTTTTGAACACTTGACCAGACAAGGTCAACTACACCCACAATGTATGCCAGATGAGTACAAGTGTGCGTCTCCATTTAATGGTGGTAGAGCTGATGATGCTGTATTAGCATACAGAAGATACTATGCTAATGATAAGAAAGATATAGCTAAGTGGGAGAAGACAAGACCTATGCCTGATTGGTATGCTAGTGGTAAGTATAAGACAGACCCAGACTATGTTAATAGAAATGATTAAAATAAGTGTTGACATCTCTATAAAAATAGTATAAGGTACGAACATGAATAACAATTATGTAATAGCATTTATATCTAACGATAAAGATATTATATTAGAACCTTTAGCTGAGTTCAATGGAGATACTATGTACTTTAAAAATGAGTATGATGCCAAAGAATATATTAATAGACTCTATGTTTCTAATGGTGTTATAAATGTAGACCCTATCTCAAACGAAGATGGCTTAACAATAATAAGAGTTCAATAAAGTAGCATAGCTACAGAAAGAAATACAATGAAGAAATCACTTATAAAGAAAGAACTTTATAAACTCCCTAAGAGTGCTACGTTTCAAGTAGAGAAAGTGTTATCATGGATTGACCATAATAAATTAATGGTTTATAAACTTACTAAACAAGTACGTGATAAAACACAAGGAGCAATAGCACAGAGGTCTATGCGTCTTGGTTACATAAAAGATATACGACACTACCTACGTAATGGAGATTGGATTAGTCCTTTCTATGGTAAAGATATGGAACATAAAACTAAAATGAAAGTTATAGCACATGGTGTAGGAGTATGGCTATGAACACAGAAACAGAGATACTACGTAAGAATGTTAAAGAATTGCAGATACAATTACGTGATGCACATATAAGAATAAAAGAATTAAACTTGACAATAAATACATTACGTAATAGATTAGGAAGTGAAATAGAATTTACAACAGCAGATGGGTGGGCTATGCCAGTAGAAAATCCAGATGCTAAACACATAAAGGAAAATAAGGATGAGTAAGACTGGCTTTACTGATTGGTTACATAAAGAAATAAAATTACAACAACAACAACAAAGGAGAATAATAATGGCTAAGAATATAAAAGAACAACAACATGGTGCTGTAACAATAGACCAACAACAAAAGAAATTAATACTTGATTTGTTTAATGCAGGTAGATCATTTAATGAGGACTATAGAGAAGGAGGTTTTAAGTATATGAGAGTCTGGACTATAGAACAGCTTACAGATTTAATAGATGATATGAAAGATGCGTTTGGTATTGTACCTAGAAAATCTGAACATGAAGATTTCAATGGAGAGCTTGGTTCTCCTGCACATTGGTCTGACCACGTATGGTCTAACGATCCTAGAGCTTGGATTAGAAAGGACTAGAATGGTCAAGCATCTATGGGAAGAAGAGTTTGAGCGACAGTTTAACGCAATCTATAATGATTATATAGAGGAAGGCTATGATATGATAGAGTCTAAGATCAGAGCTATGCAAGATACTAAAGAAGTAATGCAAGATCAGCTTGACTTTGTTGAAGAACTCTATGATAATACTCTAAACGATTTGGATTAATACTATGGATAATACATTGATAGACAAAGGAGCATGTCCTAAGTGTGGATCAAGTGATGCTAATGCTCACTATTCAGATGGGCATAGCTGGTGTTACTCGTGTGAAACGAGACTTAAAAAAGGAAATAATATGGAAGCTGAAAAAATAATACCAATAAGAACAGACAATGCTATAAGAACTTTTGGTACACTAGGGGCATTAACTGAACGTAGTATACTAAAAGAAACAGCACAGAAATATAACACAGATGTTAAAGTTAATGGGAGTATGAACACCCATCATATCTATAAATACTTTGATAGTAATGGTAATAACATAGCTAATAAGATACGTGACGTAGCTACTAAGAAGATGTGGGCTGAAGGGAACATATCTAACGCAGGATTGTTTGGACAAAATCTTTTCCCACCTAAAGGTAAGTACATTACTATTACTGAGGGTGAGGTAGATGCTATGTCAGCATACGAATTACTAGGTAGTAAGTGGGCATGTGTATCTATAAAGACTGGTGCAGGTTCAGCCTTAAAGGATTGTAAGGAAGCCTTTGAATATCTTGATAGCTTTGATCAGATTGTTATATCATTTGATATGGATAAGCAAGGAAGATTAGCAGCTGAAAAGGTAGCTCAACTCTTTGCACCTAACAAATGTAAAGTTATGAACATGGAACATAAAGATGCTAATGAGTTTCTTAAAATGAATAAACGTGAACAGTTCTCAAGAGCATGGTGGGATGCACAGCCTTATACTCCAGCAGGTATTGTTAACTTAAAAGAATTAAAGGATACGATATTTGAAGAAGAGTATTGTGAGACTGTACCATTTCCTTGGGCTAAACTTAATGATAAGACCTATGGTATGCGTACTGGTGAGTTGATTACTCTGACATCAGGTGCAGGTATGGGTAAGAGTTCTATCATGCGTGAGTTGCAACATCATATGTTAAAGAATACAAATGATAATGTAGGTATCCTTGCACTAGAGGAGAACACTAAGAACACAGCCTTTAATATTATGTCTGTTGAAGCTAATGCAAGACTCTATATTAATGAGATACGTAAGAAGTATAGCCAAGAAGAATTAGATAAATGGTTTGATGATACTGTAGGTACTGGTAGGTTCTTTGCCTTTGATCACTTTGGTTCTACATCTAATGACGAGATACTTGCAAGAGTACGCTTCATGGCACAAGCGTTGGATTGTAAATGGATATTCCTAGACCATCTATCTATCTTAGTATCAGGTCAGGAAGAAGGAGATGAAAGAAAGTCTATTGATGTACTGATGACTAAGCTACGTTCCTTAGTAGAGCAGACAGGTGTAGGCTTACTACTAGTATCCCATCTACGTAGACCATCAGGTGATGCAGGGCATGAGAATGGTAAAGAGATTACTCTCTCACACCTTAGAGGTAGTGCATCTATAGCACATCTCTCTGATAGTGTGATAGGATTAGAACGTAATCAACAAGCAGAGGATGAGGTAGCTTCTAACACTACCACCATACGTATTCTAAAGAATAGATATACTGGTGAGACTGGTGTAGCTACACATCTTTACTATGATAAAGAGACTGGTCGTATGAAAGAGATTGATAACCCTTACGAAGTAGAAGATAACAACAATGGAGAGGAGATACCTTTTTAATGTGGACACATTATTGTCGTGAAGAACAAGAAGAGATAGATGTAGGTGATGGTGAAGAATGTAACTGGTGTGGATCAGATGCTGAAGCTGTTACCATAGATGGTTTTGATGATGCTATCATAGGGATAGGAGAACAATATAATAAAAACCCTTTACATGTCTATTCATATAGTGTAATATGTAAGATACTAAGAGAACGAGATGGTATGTCTTGGGAAGAAGCAGACGAGTATGCTCAGTTTAATATTGCTAATGTCTGGGTAGGTGATAGGACTCCCTTGATATTATATAATGAGTACTGGGAAGATTGGAAAATAAATGAGAGCAATAGTTGATATAGAAACAGATAGCTTAGATGCAACTAAGGTTCATTGTATTGTGGCTAAAGACATAGACTCAGGTGAGGTAACATCCTTCCCTCCTGAAAAGGTACATGAGTTTAAGTCTTGGTCTCTGGGTGTCAAACAATTTATTATGCACAATGGTTTATCTTTTGATGCTCCTGTGTGTAATAGATTGTTAGGTACTAACATTAAACCTAGTCAGATTATAGACACCCTTGTGTTATCACAAATGTTTAATCCTATACGTGAAGGTGTTAAGCCACACAGTCTAGGAACATGGGGAGACAGATTAAAAATGCCTAAAGGGGACATGACTTCCTTTGAATTTTATACACCTGCTATGTTAGAGTACTGTCAACAAGATGTTAATATAACTCATAAGTTATTTAAAGTTCTTGAGCAAGAAGGTAGAGGGTTCTCTCGTGCTTCTATTAGATTAGAGCATGAGGTAAGAGTTATCATAGACCAACAAGAAATTAATGGGTTTGCTATTGATATGAGGAAGGCTATGAGTTTATATAATATATTAAAAGATGAATCAGATCTCTTAGAGAAGTGGTCAG